AATTGAATCGAGGTCGATCTCTTCATCATTTAAGGTGGGATCAGTGGATTTCTGTTCTTCAGGACTTTCATCGTCAAAAGTGAATTCTTTGCTGTCGTCATCATCTTGAGGTTCAGTTGCGTCTAAAAGCTTGTTTAACGCTTCTATGGCTTCCTGCATCTGTGAGACACAGGTTTGAATCAAGTTTCTATTTTTCTCAGATAATACACGGCCAGATTTGATGTGGATAATTTCTTCCTTGATAAGCCGGATCAATTCCTGGGGAGTCATTCGGTCAATTGTAAGGCCTTCGATGTTTAGTTCTTGACATACCCCCATTAATTCGTTGCTTATTTTGTTTTCGTTCCAGGAGCCAACATATTTAATAAAAATGATGTCGGCTTCTTTGGCCAAATCTTCATGCTCTTTGAGCCAGGCTTCAGCATCAGATTTTTTCGGAAAGGCCTCTTTGTCAAAGATAATAGTTTGAGTTTTCATCGGCCCATCTTCGCCATCTGCTTTAAGCTTGCCGAATACCGCCTTCACGCCAGTATCAATTTCTTTAGTACGGAAAGAATCCTGGATAAAGTCCTCAGGGTCCCGAACTCGATATCGCCAGGATTCATCGGTTTCGTCCCATCCGCCACCCTCTGGTTTGGTCGTAGTTTTATTCCCTGGTTCTTCGCTTTTCGTTTCCGAATTCTTTTCTTCCGATTTAGGTGTGGAATAAGTTTTCCCATTCAGAAGAGAAAAGACCGTCTCAATATCCTTTCGGGGAATCCAAATTCCTTTTTCCTCATTCCAGGTATCAAGAACTTCTTCAGCCCAGGTTTTCAAAGGAAGGAGGTCAATCCCCATACTCTTTGCTGAAACTAAAGCCTCAGGATTTGCTGGAACGGGAACACAAGAATGCTCAAGAAGTTCCTGGGTATAAAATTCAACACCATCGGTTTCATCATTGAAGGCATAGGTTATGGGCTGGAACCCAACACTTTTGGCATTGAGAAAACCGTTCTTGTAGAGCTCATACACCATGAAGCCGAAGGGGTAAAGGTCCCGGGGAGTGAATTGATCACGGGATTTTAACTTTCCCTCTTCAACCCACACGTTCACCGATTTGGCGACCGGGGGATTGCTATAGTCATGAGCCCAGAGGACTACTGGATTCTTTCGGTAGTTATCAAGCTTCCAACCACTTTGGTCGATAGTATCGTGATACCGATCCTCGGTTGGAGTAGAGTTAGTGAATTCAATAATTCGTTCCTCGTCACTGATTTCCTTTTCTTCAACAATGAAATACTTCCTTACGCCGATACCCTCGGTCTTGCCGGCTTTTGCCAATTTATGAAATTCAATATCACCTAAAAATTTGATTTCAGGCATTTGGTTCGCCTCCTGTGCGGACAATTAAAAAGCCCCCACGCCAAGAGGCATGAGGTTTAAAAGTATTATTCAACAATAGGAATAAAGTCACAGCGGCATGAGGGATGAACTGGAATAACACCAACTGACTCTCCGGTTTGATATATATTTCCATGTCTTGAATTGCATTCTTCACAAACTCGCTCATCCATGGCCGTGAAAAACTGCAATTCCTTTACTCCTGCCTCTTTGTATAGCTCTACATTTCCCTCAACATAAGCCGATATTGTTTCCGTCCTGGATATATTTTCCGCTCTCCATCCCTTAGCATCAGAAAATACCTGAGTCACTCGCTCCGACAAGTCCGAAATAGTTTCACCCTCTCCAATGCCCTGTTTTAAGGTTTCTTTTAGGGCTTCTCTTGTGGTTTCGTTGATATCTTTAATTAATTCTAATCGATTACCAATCCACCCTTGAACACGTGGATTGGTTACATCAAAGAGTGAATAGTCAAAACCGATTAAATTAGCAGCTTCCTCAGCTCCGTCTTTGAGTATAGAGATAATTAACGGCTTAGCCAGGTCATCGAGAAGTTTATTGTGTTTAGCCCGATTAAAAAGAATTTCTTCAACGTTGATTTTCTGAACCGCCTTCTGATCTCTCAGTTTCGCCAAGACTTCATCCTGTTGCTGTTGGAAGAATTTTTTCAGTTCTCGCTTCCATTTTCCTTCCCAGTTGTCCCAACCCTTAACCTTGGCGTTCCACCTTTTTATTTCCTGGTCTTCGGTGAGCAGCGGGCGAGGGGATTTGATTGCTTTGGCTTTGCCTTCTTCAACAATCGGTTCATCCTTTTTCTCTCCCAGGGGGACTTCCATCAACATAGCCGGAACCATGAATACTTTTCCCTGGTCATCGGGGAGAGGTTCCTTGCCCGCCATTTCCCGCCATTCATCTTTGGTGAGGGCCCAGTAAGAGACGGTGGCGGCTCGGAGCTGATATTCTTTGTCTTCAGCGACCGGTGAAACATAATCGATAATAATCCGATCGTCAAAATCAGGGACCAAAAACATTTGCAGGTATTCACGCAAGGTTTCTAACCGTGGCATTAAACAGTAAAGAGCAAAGATATAACTTGCCGCTTCGATGGTAGCGCGGTTTGAATTTTCGATTATCCCCAATATTTCAGGAGTGACGCCGAAGGTTTGAATGATGATGTCCCGTTCGTATTTCCGCAGAGGAATTAAATCCATATCGGAAAAAGACTGCGACAATTCCTTGACTTCGATTTTCTTGCCCACGAAGAAGGGCTTGAAGGCTTTCCAGAACCCCTGGTTTCGCTTTAGCCATTCCTGCTCCATCCGCTGCGTATCAGCCGGCTGCAGTCCGTCGCCATAGACCAGCAAATCCGGTCTCGCTCGGTTATAAAACCAGGCTTTGGTGTGCTGGGCGGCAAACTCATCGGTATCGAGTTCATCCCCCAATGCCATCCCCAAGCCGGATCCTCTTGAGTAGGGCTTTTCGGGATCGGGTTCCTTGAACCAGATAATTTCTGTCGGTGGGATGGGGATCCTATTGTGCTCAACCTGGACGACAAAATAGGGGTTGTTCTTGGTGGGGAGATCGGTTACCCAGGTGGGATGGATCGGCCATATTTCAACGGGGACTCCCAGACCGTTTCTCTCTTTGATCCAGAAGGCTTCGCCCACGGAATCCAAATAAATCTGAGTGAGCTGGCGAACGTACGATCCGGTCATTTCACGGTTGCACTCATTGACCAAATCGAGTAACGGATGTTCGTCTATTTCAACCAGTTCCATTTCTTTTTTCAGCGATTGATAGATATTCCTTTTCTCGCCATGGGGGGCGTGGAGCATTTTAGAAACCTTCACCGCTTTACCCTGTTTTTTCAGGGCGTAAAGCTCCCAGGTCACCGAGGCGATTGACTTGGAGACTCGGGCATTGGCCGCCCGGAACCAGGGCATATTTTTATAGGACTTGATGGTCTCAGCCGCACCCTTTCGAGCGGGGGCGGATGAGTTTGAGAGCAGTTGGGACAGAAAAGATGACGGCTTGGTCTCAACTTTGAAGGCTTTTTTTATTTTTTGGAATAGGCTCATTTCATCACCAACAGATTTGTTTTGATTGGATATTGTCTTTTAAATGGGTAAAAATGCTATACCGCACAGCATCTAAGGCATGATCGTTAAATTTCACCGGCTCGTCTAAAATGTTTCCGTTCTTGTCTTCTTTCCACTTATAGCTTTGAATTTCTTTGATGAGGTTCGCTGAACTTTTATGGACATGGAGCTTATATCTTTTCACGTGGTCGATCCCGTCTTTGACCGATTTATCCGATTCTTTGATGTTAAATCGGTGGGTATCATAGATTTCCTTTATTCGCTGCGGCTCTGCACAATCGGCATAAATCGGGGCGTTGGGGTTAAAGATATGTTGTTTCATTCGTTCGATAAGTTCGCTATTGGTCAGATGAGTTTCGTAAAGGCATTCTCGGAGAAAGATTCCATTGTCTTTGAGTTTGGCTTCTACCAAGGCCGATGGGTTGTTAAACCCAAAATCCAGACCGTAAAAGGAATCTCCGTTCTCCGGCCAATAATCAACCACACCCCAATTGGAATAAATAAGGTTCTTGAGGATTCCCCATTCGCCTTTGGTATAAATTTGATAATAGGTTTCGTCCTGGTTTTTAAGAGCGATCAACTCGTCAATGTAATCTTGGGATAAATAGGGATTGTCTTTGTAGTTGCTGGCGAGTATCCCAATAATGCCAACCAACTTATCAATGACGATAGTCTTCAACCAGTGAAAGGAGTCGATCGGGTTGAAAGTAAAAAAGAGTTGGTTTAAGGTATCGGTTTTTCGTCTGGCTCGTAAATTTAGCTGTTTATAATCATCAAAGGTGAGCTCGGTTGCCTCTTCTCCCCATACATAATTAAAATCAGCGCTTTTTATCTTTTCTGGGTCGTCAAGAGATTTAAAATAAACTTCATTAGAATTGATCCAAATAACCAGATCGGTTTTGTTTTCTTCATACTTGATTTGATACTCGGATAACAATTCCTTAAACAGCTTATAAGCAGTAAGTTTTAAAGATGGCAGTGTTTTTCTGGTGATGAGAAAAGATTTGTTTTGCTCGGTAATGCACTTGACTATGAACCATTGTGCAAGAGAATAAGACTTTCCCGAACCGGCTCCGCCATAGAGCAGATTAATTCTTTTCTGGGTCTGGCTCAGAAACCTCCCGAATTTCCCGATGATCGGGATCTGGATGTCCGTCAACAAATTTGACTGTATAAGTGATTGGATTTTCATTGTCTCCCTGATGTTTCACGATGTCTTTCTTCCCCCACCGTTCGGGATAGCGGCGTTCTAAAAAGGCTTGGGCGGCTCTCCAGTCTTCTGGCATTGCTTTTTGCCATTGCAATACTATCCTGGCTTCTGCTTCTGCTTCTGCCTGCCTTACTGCCTCCAAAAACTTCAAATACTTGCCTGATTTTGCTTTTTCTCCTTTTACAATCCATCCACGAAGAGTGCTATAACTAACGCCTGCATAAGCACAGGCCGCCTCATAATAATTACCAGCCTTAACCGCTTCTATTATTTTCTTTTGAATTTCAGGAGTTAATTTTGATGGTCGAGCCATTTTGATTCTCTAATAATTCCGCTTTTTTCCCTGTATATTCTTCCCATCGTTTCACGATAACATCACAATATATAGGGTCGATTTCCATCATGTAGCAGGTGCGGTTTAGTTGTTCACAAGCTATAAGAGTAGAACCAGAGCCGCTAAATAAATCAAGGACAATTTCTTCTTCTCTACTGCTTGACTTGATTGCCCTACTACATAATGCAATAGGCTTTGGAGTAGCGTGCCCGCCGGTTTGGCTTCTCTCATCTTGTGAGGTGCGGTCAAAATGCCATACATTATTCATGTTATCATGCGTATTATCAAACCAAGCACGGGTTGCATAGTATTCCTTCTTGAATGCGTCGCCTTTTGCCGCTGATTGCCATTTTCTATATGTTTCTTCTGTCGGCATCATCCATTGCGATTTGTCAAACCAATGGCAACCGCTTTTTTCTGAATGCCCCGCAATTCTCTTTGTATCCTTTATTGTCCATCCCATTATTTGGCGTTGTTTTTCAAGATATTCAACGATAGGCGTCCAGCCTTCAAAATAATTATATGCGTTATTATTAAACCCTTGCACTCCACACATTACAAATAAACATTTTTCATCTG